AATTCCTTGATTTTTGCATAGCACCATTTTATTACTTCTTTTCCTTGTGTTTCACCATTTTCTGATGTTGCAATAACTAAGCCTGAAGGGAAAAGCATTTCTTTACTGGTTCTTATTGTTGAAGGGTACCAATATGATTCTCCATCGTTATATCTTAAATCTTTTATTATATCTGGCATATTTTCTTCATAAGCCGATATATCAAAATCTGAATATTTTTTGTGGTTTAGTGGATATTCATTTGTATAATATCCCGAACTTAAATCCATTTTTGATAAGCCGTTTTTACCATCATGTTCTTCAAGTACCATTTCTTTTCCTGTAATAGGACTGGTTGTCCATGTTCCTTTATTATTCATATGTCTGCAACTCCTCTAATTTAGGTATTTCGTAATCAAAACTAGGTAAATTTTCATTTAATATACTTTCAAATTCTTTTGTCATAGCGTCTAATGAAAAATTATCTTTCATATATTTTGTCTGCTTTCTTGTTTTTTCTAAATGTCTTTTATAGTTTTTATGTACATCTTTTATAAGTCCAGATGCATAACCATAATCAACAGTAAACCATTGTGATTCTTCCATAATTACATCTTTCCATACAGCAGATTTGTCTACTTGATTAAGAGTTCCTGGTAACATTAATCCGTGTGCAGAAAGAAAATCTTTGTGACCTGACCAATCAGAAGCTATAACAGGCTTACCTGTAACACTAAATTCTGCTAATGGTCTACCATATCCTTCACCTTTTGTAAATGATAGCATTGCTTTTACCTTTGGATGATTATATAATCCATTAAGCTCGTCTTTTTCTAAATCACCATGTAAAAAATAAATATTAGGCAAATCATTATTTGGAAATGAATTTTTTATTGCATCAATTTTCTCAATAAGTCTCATCTCTTCAACAACTGAAAATCCTGCACCTGATGTTTTTAATATTAAAGCAGGTCTATTTCTTTTAGCTAATTTTCTAAAAGTTTCTAAAAATACTGAAATTGTCATACCTGTATCTTTTCTATCTTGACCCATAGCTCCATCAAGCCAATGTCCACAATATAAAAAGCAAAAATCTTCAGGTATACTATCTATTGTTTCTTTAATAGTTTTTGGTATTTCGTTTGTTTTGTTAAAAAATTCTAAATCGAGACCTTCAAATAAAACTTCTATAGAATTTTCAATTTCTAACTTTCCTAATAGATTACCTTGTTGGTCTTTTTTATCATAAGTAGAACG